CAATGCTTGGTTAGAAACAACAGCCCAGTTACCAGAACCACGACGTGTACGTTGAGCAATCAAATTGCTTACACGGTTGATTTGGATAGCTAGAGCAGCGTGCTCGTCACCGACGAATGTAGCTGTACCAGAAACTAATGACTGGTCATATGTTTCTTCAAGAGTTGCTAAAGAGCGTAGGCTAGCTAGGATCTCTTGGTCAATTTCAGCTGTAATTTCTTGAGCTAAAGCAGCCATGATTTCTGCTTCGATGTCAATGCCTTGTTGGGCTTGTGCATCTTGAGCAGCCTCGAATGTCCAACGTGCGCTTAGTTTACGTGACTTAGCTTCAACTGGAGTCTTCAAGATTTGAATGCTCATACGCTTGCCTGGTGTGCCTTCTAAAGTAGCTGTACGATCAGCACCTGCTGTAGCACTGTTGTTACCAGAATAAGCGGCTGCAATCTTGAATGGGCTTAGGGCCTCTTCACCTGCTGTAACTACATCACCGGAAGCAACGCCATCAGCGTAGCGAACACGTAGAGTGTGGATTTGACCAACTGGACCAGTCATTGGCTGAACGCCGATGATTTCGTTGGCAATAACTGTTGGCATAACACGACGAATAACTGGAAGAATTACACGGTTTAGCGTAGCAATATTTCCAGCTGATGTTGCACCAGCAGTTGCGCTTTCAGCCAAATGACGGCGTGTATTCTCTAGGCATACGCCCATAGATGCACGACGGTTACCTTGTAGGCCTTCAAGCAGAGCTTCTTTGGTCTCTGACCATCTTTCATTTAATAATTGTGACATTTATGTCTCCTTGAATATAATTATTTTAGACCCGCTAATTTGCGGATGTCTAAGATGTTATCTAAGCCTACCTGTGGCTTGCTTTCTCGATTTCCAGTTACTTCAGAACTTTCAGTTAATGTTGCTTTCGCTGTCTTAACTGTAGCACCTTCCATAACAGTGGGTAGGTATTTCTCAAATGCTACTGATAATTTCTTGGTCTCTACAGATTCAAGTAATTGATGCATTAGCGCTCTTTTTTCACCAGTGATTGGTGATAACAACTCGGCCATAACTTGCTTACGTTCCATTAAATCTTTAGTAACGCGGATTTCACGGTCCTTAGATTCAACGATTGTAGCTTTTTGTGTTAAAGCTTCTTTTGTTTCAGCAAGTTCTTGATCTTTCTTAGCGATGATCTTCAACAATTTACTTGTCTCAGACTTCTCATTTAAGAATGATGCAGAATACTCTTGTGCAAACGCTTCGTACAACTTACGACCAAATGCATTGTTACGGGCACTATCGATATCTTCTTTCAATTGCTTGATTTCAGATTTCATTTGTTTAGTGACTGTAGCTTCTACTACTTGTGCGCTACGTTGAATGAAACGTTGTTTAATTTCTTCAAACTTGTTTTTTGCTTCGCGAACTAACTTAACTTTCGTTTCGGCTAGATCACGTTTATCTACTGCAAACTCTCTGATTTCTTTCGAAAGAGCATGTACAATAAACTGTTCTAATTTGCTGAAATTCTCGGCAACTTTTTTACGGTCGCTTTGGAATTCAACAACTTCTTTGCCCAATTGTTTAATAACAAAACCTTCTAGCTTCTTAGCATCTTCAGCAATACGTTGTTGGTATGCTACTTTTGCTTCGACTAGTGCCTTTTTGTCATTGTACAATTCGGCCATTTCTACGGCCAATCTGTCGCTTAACATCTTGTCAATTGCTTCAACCATAACAGTCTTATCATGACTGTATTTTTGTGCAAACTCTTCACGAAGTTCTGCGGTGACTTGGTCGCGATTCTCTTGAATTTTCTCTGCAAAGGCAGATTCAATGACAGACTTTACGTCTTCTGTCATCACTCCTGACTCTACTAATTGTTTGAATGCGTCCAACATTTTTTTCTCCTCGGGCTTATTTTAGACCTTTAATAATTTGAAGGAGTGATTCCTTCAAATACTTCTGGGCCTTTGGATCTTCTTTAACTTCCATAGCAACATTAAAGGCACGGTTTCCACCTCGGCTGTTCATGAGATGCTCATAAACAGGAGTAGGATATGCACCAGGTGCGCTAGGCTGTGCAACTACATCTACTGTGATAATTTCAAAATCGGATACTTTGCCAGACATTTCATCAACGTTGCCGCTGCCTCTACTACTGACACCTAGTTTCACTCCGCTTTCAAGCATAGTACGAATTAAGTTGCCCATCGGTGTTGGCAAAATTTTCATCTTGCCATAACCATTAGGACCTTCCATCCACATTTGAGTTATCATGTGGCTTACTCGGTCCAAATTCACTTTTAAATCATCTGGATGATCTACTTCACCTAATACAGAATAACCACTTTGTAATTGATCATTTAGTGTTTTCACAGCACGTTCAATTTCATCTACAGGATAGACTCGTTGATTTGCATTGCGAATACCACCTTGAATGGCAATACCTTTTAGGTAAAGGCTTTTGCCATCCTTGTCATCCGACTCCATTACGATGCCGGATTGATCAAAACTTAGGTGTTCTCTTAGATAAGTTACTTTCATCTAGGTGCTCTATTATGCGTTACGATTAGGTGCGCCGTTGATTGGGCTCTTTGCTTGGCCAACACTAGTTTGACCAGCTTTATCACCTGTACCGGAACCTACTGGACCTGGAGTCTTGTTATTACCAGGATATCCAGAACCTTGTTTAGTAACTGTTTTGATACCAGATTTCTTACCATCAACATTGTGAATTCCGCTAGCAAACTTCTCACCCTTTTCTGGAGTGATCCCTTTGTTAACTTTGTTTGGGCTTGTTCCTGTATTAGAACCACCTTCGTTGCCGCCGCCACCACCTAGGATGTTTTTAGCAGTTGCACCGGTTGTTGGCTTACCTTTACCAGAAGCAATTGGGCTACGGCCTTCAACTGGAGAACCTTCTTTGTCACCAGAACCAGAACCTACGTACTGACCTTGACCTTTTTGGCTACCAGATTTATCCCAGTCGTTACCAACTTTTTCTGTATATTCACGTGTGATACGACGACCTTCAAATGCTGGCTTTCCCATCATCATACCTTCGTCTTCGTCATCCATTCCCATTTCTGGCTCTTCTTCACTACCAAAGCCACCGTGTGATGCTTCACCACCTTGGGCTTGTTCTAGTTCAGCAAATGCTGCTTCAAGTTCTTGAATAGCAGTTTTGATGTCCATAATTGCGGAATCTTCTTGGCTTTCTGGATCTTCTTCACCACCCATGTCGTCACCACCGATTTCACTACCAAACTCGTCAGTAGCGTCGCCAGATCCGCTCATTGGGTCTTCGTCACCAGCTTCCATGCTGTATGAATCTTCTAGATCCATGGACTCATCCATTTCTTCTTCAGATTCTTCGGCACCTTCATCAACTGATTCGTCATCTTCTTCAGCGGCTTCGTCCATTTCTTCATCATCAGCGGACTCGTCCATTTCTTCTTCTTCGGCTTCTTCAGCGATTAGGTTTTCATAAATTTCTCTAGATTTCTCAACGACGATAGCGTGGAAAAGTTCTTGGGCTTTTTCACTTTCTTCATTAACGATGAGATCTAATAGTTGTTCAAACTTTGTAGACATTGCGTGTATTCTCCTTAATTAGATTGCGCGGCAAGGCTGTATTGTGTGTATATTTAAACACATTTACATAAAGGCATATGAAACAGGCCTAAAACGAGTCATTATTGATCGTTTGAGGCAATTTTTTAACAGAAATCATTAAATTTTATAAAATTATGCTGCTGGTGCTGCCTCGGGAGGCGGTGCTGCATACATCTTTCTTACTAAACCTAATTCTTCTTTTTTCTCTTGTTCTCTTGCATCTCCAGCTTTACGTAGATCGTTTAACATACGTAGAGTTAGTCTGGTTTTGCGAAGATCTTTTGACTTTAATACGCTGGTATCATTGTCAGAATTATATCTTAGATCATCAACATGACCTGATTGCTGACCATCAAAATATATAAATTCATTTAACAACATATTGATATTTATGCCGCAGGTGGTGCTGCTGGCGGAGGTGCTGCACCTGCACCTTCTGCACCGGGTTCAGGAGGCGGTGCTTCTGTGGCAGAATTTAATCCTGATATGTCAGCACCCATGCCATTTGCTGTAATACCTACACTTCTAAGTTCAGCACTTGCTGGCAATGTAGCATCATCATCAATGTTTTCTTCACGCCATAATGTTTCATTTTCTGCAACTTCTTCTGCACTTAAACCTAAGAAACGCTTGAGTGCAAAACGCTTACTAATCTGTGGAATAGCTATCATAGCACCAAATGTATTAACACGGGCTGTATCCATTTCTGCTTGACGATAACTAGCAAAATTTTGCGGAGGATTGAATTTAACTTCAAAAATATTACTATCTACATTGATGCCTTTATTATGTAGATACAGTTTAAACTCTGTATCAAACTGTTCATTCATTAGGGATTGTAGTCGTTCGCAGTATTTGTTGAACCGTAACTCTTGTATATAGGCTGTCCCGACTCGTCCGTCATTGAACGAACTGCCGCCGTCATCTGCACCAGTAGGTAGATAACTGCTGGGAATACGCAACGCTCTAAACAACTTATTAGTAAAGTAACGAAGGTCATCGATTTCTCCTAAGTTAGTTCCGCCCGGTAATACTTCAACTTTACTACCTCTCCCTTCTGCGGTTTGTGGAAAAAAGTAATCTTCATTGATGCTAAGTGGATTATATCCAGCATCTACAACGCTTTGTCCGCCACCCGTAGCACTTGGAATACGGCGTTGATTTACTTCATTTTTAACACGCTCGACGAATCCCATAGCCAAATGACTAGGCATATTTCCAACGTCAATATAAAATACACGACGTTCTGGAGCACGTTGAATACGATAGATTAGAATAGCATCTTCTAATAATTCTTTTTGTTTATATACTTTAAACACACTTTCTAACAAACTTGTACCAAATGGAAAGTTATTATCAAGTCCTTCACTCATGCTAATATGTATAACATGACTTGCATCTATTGCATATTGATTTTCATTTCTTGTAAATCTGCTGCCTGAAACATTACTAGGATATGAACCAGTCATACCTCTACTACCGCCTGCTCCGCCTTGACCTGTACTATATCCGCCACCAGCATATTGACTGCCGCCACCGGTGATATTACTTGGGTTAATAGCAGTAGTTGCTAGTGTTTCTAAGTTTGGATTGAAGTCACGAATCATGTATTGTTCAGGTTTTTTACCTTCTGATTCATTGACAATAATACGATCTACTTTGTTAGGATCGATGTACATCCATGACTGTGTTTCTGGATCTCTGACAAAGAAAGTATCGCCATATTTAAAACTGTTACGTACAATTTTAAAGATTCTAGTTTGAAATTTGTTTAGTTTAGTCCATTGCTGCATGTACTTTCTAATGATTTTAATCTCAGTACTGGTAGCTTGTTCTTTAAAAAATACACTAAATGGTGTTCCATTTTCTTCATTAGTCTGGCTGCAAAATTCAGCTAATATATCCAATGCAGCGTTAATTTCGCTGTCACTATCCATTGTATCGTATTGTCCATAACGCTCTAAACGATTTGGATGTCCGGAATAAATGTCTGGAAGATAACTAGAATAGTTACGGTGAGTAGGATTAGCACGATCTCCTCCTGAGTTACCGCTGATAGGACTTAACGTCCCTGATGCGTTAACTGGAGTAAAATACTTTTTCCATGCCATTATAAATTTCCTTAAAAACTAAACAAGTTACCACTTAAAGATTTAGTAGCACTAACACCTTGTTTAGTATGATCTGCTGTCTCTCTGAGGTACTTTAAAACATCCTCTGTTTGTTTATTTAACCGTTGTAGCTCGGCTATTACATTATTTGATTCGTTTGTTTTGGGATTTATTGTAGCAGGTTTAGTAGGTTGAGCTGGCTTTTCATCGCTGCCGCCCATCAACTTTGTTAGTCCGCCAATTGCTGAAGTCATTCCCATTCGAATAATTTCTCCAGCACTAGGAGTTGCATCTTTAATTTTTTGCATTGCTCCGGCAATTTTTTCTAATTTTGCAGGATCAACACTATTAAGTTTTACAAGACCGTCACCTAATTTATCAACTGCAAACGCAGCAGGTAATCCAAATAATGCAAACGGACCAAACGCTAATAAACTTAAACCAACTTTACCTATACCAAATGCTGCATTTCCTAATTTAGCGCCATCAATTTCTCCCAGTTTTCCTAATCCCTCTGCCAGTGTAGGTAATGCTTTACCTAGTAGCCAAGTTGCTGCTGCAATGCCTGCACCGATTGCTGCAATTGCAATACCAAAATTTGCCGCACCTGCAATTACTAGTGGATTAGAAAATGCCCTTAATCCTCCTGCAATACCTTGCATGAATGATTTGATCATTTTGCCTGCACTTTGACCTATCGCACCCATAGAAGAACCAACTTTAGTTAATCCGCCTGCTACTCCACCCATATTTCCTGCTGCACCTGCCCCGCCTGCTATACCACCAGCAGCTCCACCACCGCCACCTAATAGACTCTTTGCCATTCCCGCAGCACCACCTCCTGCTTCGCGAGCAAGTTTTAATTTTTCAAGTGCCATACTTGCGCCAACTGCAACTTTATATGCCACCATAGCCGCAGTTAGTCCAATAAACACAGGACCTAGATATTTCAACGCTGGTGTTAATACAGCAACAATTGGGCTAATTAACTCTAATATTACCGCACCTAACTCCTGAAGTCTTTTATTACCTTCATCCACTGATGCTGCTTGTGATTCACTTCTTGCAGATTCTTTTGCTTGCGCTTCTAATTTTGCAGCTATTTCTTGCTCGCTCATCATTTTACCATCCTTCATAAATCCATTTTGAAGTTTAGTTGCATCTGAAAAACTTTGAGATAACTTTCCACCTGCTAATGCATCTGCTTGAAGTACTTTTTGTAATTTTTCTCTATCACCGGCACCATCAGCTATTTGTTTAGCCAAAGTTTTTCTGTTTAATTCTGCATTTTGTTTAGTAGAAATCCCTGCGTCATTAGCTCGATCATTGTATTGTTTAAGTGCAGTTACTCCTGATTGCTGAGTAGCTGTGTAAAGTCTGCCGGCTTCAGTCATTGGGGGCAATCCCAATGCCATAGCTTTAAATGCATCAACTGCACCTTGACCACCTTGCGCCATTGCCATATTCATTCCTTGACGCATCTTATCAGCTTTTTCTGGACTCATAGAATTTAATGTTGCTTGCCATTGGGCTTCTGCATTTTCTTGCTCCATCTTTTCTTTAATTGCGTCTCTACTTTTTCCTGTAATTGCGGCCAACGAATTTAATTCTTGTGCATATTCTGCCACTGATGCTGAGACTTTTTGATTATTTTGCAATCCTTCTTTATTCATCCCGCCTTGCATTTTCATGTAACTTGCAGTAAGATCAGCAGCTTCTTTTGCACCATATCCTAGAGTTGCTAAATTTTGTTGTGTTTCACTTCCTGGTTCTAATAATGTATTTTGTATTTTTACAAAACGATCAACACCCGCTTGAACACTACCGCCCATTGTTGAAAATACAGCTGAGTTTTTCTTTACAACATCTCCGAATTCTCCCAAAGTAAGGTAACTTTTTGCTGATGCTAGTCTTAAATCAGTTAGACTGCCACCAAAATTAGCACCAGCACTTGCCATTCCTTGTAATGCTTTTAAGTTTTCTTCTTGGAAACTTGCAAGTTTTGCAAATCCACCGGCTACTAATCCTAAAGGACCGGGCAAATTTGCCATTCCGGTCATTACATTTGCAACAGAAGCATTACCCGATGTAAGAGTTGATAAGGTACTTTGTAATACGTCTAATTCCCTTTTTGCGTTGCCAAATGCAAAACCAAGTGTATATGATGCTTTCCCTAATGTGGTCATTGAGGGAACATTTTTTGCTATAGCTGTATTAGATGCTTCAATTAACGCAGGATCTAACCCTGCCTTAGTTGCAATTTTAGCAATGGCGTCTTTTTGTTCTTTTGTGGTTGCTAATGATGATTGAAGTAATAATCGTAAGGTTGCTTCTGTCGCTGCATTATTCAGTGTTACGCTTTCATTACCAATTGTGCCGGTTACGTCTGCCATTGTTTTTTACTAGTTTTGTGCGTATATAAATATGTTATAAACGCAAAGTTTAATCTATCAAGTTATTTATCGGAGAAAGAACATATGGAAATCAGCAATCAATTTCAGCAAAACCCACTAGCGATGTTTATGCGACAACCAAAAATATTTATTCGGTTGCCCAGCAACGGTGAATACTGGCCCAACGGAAGTTTAGAAATTAGCAGCACCGGAGATTATCCAGTATATTCAATGACCGCGCAAGATGAACTAATGCTTAAGATTCCAGATGCATTAATGAATGGGCAAGCAATAGTTGAAGTTATTCAACATTGTATTCCGAATATTAAAAATGCATGGGATGTTCCTAGCACCGACATTGACGTTATATTAATTGCTATTAGACTTGCAACATACGGTGAAAAAATGACTACACCTATAACGTTTGGTGAAATAGAAATGGATTATGTTATTGATCTCAGAACAGTAATGGATACCTTACTTAATCAAATTACTTGGGATCCTATTGTTTCCATTAATGACGATCTTACTGTATTTGTAAGACCTATTAATTACAAACAGATGTCATATACAGCACTTCAGTCTTTTGAAACTCAAAAAATAATTCAAATGGCTAACAATGAGCAGATTACCGATACTGATAAAATTGCAATGTTCAAAGAAAGTTTTACAAAATTAACTAATGTTACTATTGGGATGGTAGCAGAAAGTATATTTAAAATTGACTCAAGTAAAGGATCGACTGATAATATTAAATTTATTCAAGAATTTATTAACAATTCAGATAAATCAGTTTTTGACAAAATACAAAATCACCTCGAGAAATTAAAAGAACAAAATTCAATTAAACCTATAATTGTAAGTGTTACTGATGAAATGAGACAAAATGGAATTACAGGCGACACTGTAGAAATTCCAATGACGTTTGATGCTTCAACTTTTTTCGTCTAAGGCTTTTGTATCTTGACATGCCTGGAATTGAAAAGCTGGTCAAGGATTACGAAAAAGATACAAAAGCCATTAAAGATGAATTATTAAAACTTTGTTGGTTTATGCGTGGAAGTCTTAGTTATACAGAATCACATATGCTCACACTTGAAGAACGAGAAGCAATTGCAAAATTAATTACTGAAAATTTAGAAACAACTAAAAATACGCAATTGCCGTTCTTTTAAAGATCCATACCTAAGAAGTTACTGCGGAATTTTAATTTCTTACCTTCGCCCATATTGCGAACTTGTAGTCCATTTACTTTAGGACCTTTAAATTGCGGTGCTGCTGGTGCAGCAGGGGCCGGTGCTGCTGCTGGTTTAGGAGCAGCCATTCCAGAATAATTCATCTTGATATTTGATGCTCCTGGAGCAGATGTTGCTTGTGGTAATGGTTTTGGTTGTGGCATTCCTGCGTAATTTACCTTGCTGGGCGCTGGACTTTGAGTTTGTCCCCCACCATAGTTAGGTGTTGCTGGTGGTTTAGGTGTCTCTGCTGCCGGTGCTGCCGGTGCTGCTTCAGGCGGTGTCTCTGCTGCCGGTGCTGCCGGTGTGTCGGCAGCAGGTGGAGGAGTATTAATACTTTTATCTAATTCGCCTGCTAATTGTTTCTTACTTGCAGGATCTAGCCCGTCAATGGCTTTCATAATATCTCCAACACCTCCTCCACCTGTTTTCGGTGGTGTGCCTGCTGCTGGCGGTGTCGGTGTTGCACCGCCTGGAGATGGTGCTTCAGGTGCTGCTGCACCTCCGCCTGCTGGCGCAACATATGGACGATCTGCTCCTGCTACTGGTGCTGCTCCTGCTACTGGTGCTGCGGGCGTTGATTCCGGTGCGGCTGGTGTTGCTCCTGCTGCTGGATCTTTTGGATCCCAAGATGCTTTAGCATCTGCATAACCTTGTTTGGCATCATTCCATGCATTTGATAATCCGCGGCCAGCAGCACCTGCTGCTCCTACAACATGTCCTCCTAACTTACCTAAGAATGATCCAACACCTTCATTTAACATTCTATTGTGATATGAATTAACTAACTTGGCCGCAAAGTTTTCATTTAATCTTTTTGCTTTTGCTAGTCCAAGATCCTCAACTGCAATTCTATATCCACGATTTAAAAGTTGTTGCTGAGTTTTAATACCTCTTGGCAATCTGCTGGCAACACTTTCATAATATGGTGTTTTTGTGTTAGTTGCTACGAGTTGGGTAATTTTCATATCTGTTCCTATTATTTCTTTAAGTATGCTAATACTTGTTGTTGGTCTGCAGGTTCTAGTGCCATTATTTGTGCAAGCATGTCTTTGATATTTACTACTGGAAGACCGGCGTTCTTTTTAATGTCATCTAATTCATCTGGTTTAGTTGGATCTGCTGCTGGATCTAATGTTGGTTCAATTTTAGCAGCAGGTGCAGCAATACCCATGTCTGTGTAGGCTTTTGAAACTACTGCTGGATCAACACCGGCACCTTGTATAACTTGTGATACCTGTTCGCTGTCTGTTGGGCTACCGGCCTTCTTCCATGCTGAGTTCAATTTGTCCGCTGTAACTTTTGTAGTTAAATTTTTACCAACGGTTGCGGCTTTATTCTTAATGTTATCCCACATACCTTCATTAAACTGACGATGCTTAATTTGGATTAGTGTGAATAGTGTAGCAATTTGGCTTTCTGAAAGAGCAATTGATTCTTTAACTGCTCCTGCACTAATTGCTTTATTCAATAAATCTTGATAGGCACTATATTGCATACCAAGTGCGCTTGCAGTACCGTCAGGATTTGACATTGCGTTAACGCCCATTGACCCTAATTTGTCTAACTGACTTTGTAGTGCGTTAATAGAACTTTGAGTAATAGGTTTTCCAGCATCTATTGCGTTTGCTAATTGTTGGGCCGCTGGGCTTAATGATTGATTAGCAACCTGACCAACTGCTTGTCCCGCGGCATTTGTTGCTCCTGCCATATTGCCGCCACCAGCCGATATGCCCAAATTAGGATCGCCTTGTCCGAGTGTGCTAGTAAATTCATCTGAAGATACTGTGTGCGAGGCAGGCGTCCCTGGCTGCGGAGCACCTTTGAATGCTTGTCCAATTTGACCAGCAGCAAAAGCGGTAGCACCTGTGGCTAGCCCTTTACCCACTGCGGTACTAAACTTCTCACCTTGTAATAGTTTGTCTGTCATCTTTAACAAACCTAATACAGCAGCACCACCTAATCCCACTCCACTGATACCAGCAGCAGCAATAAGGATAGCATAAATTAAACTCTGTGCTATTGGATGTGCTTTGGCAAATGCTCTATACTTTTGAATTACTTGATTAACGGCATTGTCAGGACCACCTAAGCCTGCTTCAATTTTGGCCACTGCTTGATCATACATAGCATCAGCACCCTTAACAGGACCTGAATTCTGTACTTTACTTACAAGATCATTGTAGGCTTTTTTAATTGCTTCGGCAGCATCTTTACCCTGCCCGATCATTGTTCTATTACCACCAGCAGTAGTTGCACCCTGCTCTACACTGGTGAATAATTGTTGTATTTGATCAGGTGTTAATGCTGCTTCTTTAATTAATCTGCCAGCATGTTCCCATAATTTAACTGATTTTGCTTCAGTCAGAGTTAGACCTTCATATAGTCTATTGCGTTCTATCTCATCTAGCCTAGCAGTTAGTTGTCTTATGTCCATACGGATATCCTGAATGTATTTGTTATTTATAAATGAACTGCGTTCATTTGCTCTTTCGCTAATCGCTCAGAGCAATTGTTATCTTCGCAGAAGATATTTAATATTATTCAGATTGTTCAGTCACACTTTGCCCGAGCAGGGCAAAGAAACATTATTCGAGTTGAACATATGTCACTTAGTGTTACTGCATTACAGTGGCGGTTGGCCTGTACCACGAGCAGCGTCTTTATCCAGCGGCGGCTTATGTATATACACTAACATATACATAAACGTAGGGTGTCTCTATCCCTTCATTTTGCTTATTCTTTATCTTCAAACATCTAAACCGCAAGCAATTATGCGATCTTCATCCTTT